ACATATCTTAATTCTTGAATGCCTTTTGAGATATCTTCGTTATCAATCATAACGTGATAATTCAAACGTCCATCAATATAAAACTTTGAAAAAGTATCATAAGCAGTATTACGGAAATCCAACAAGCTCAAAACATTATCAAACTCATCTCGGATTTTTTCTTGAACTTTTGTTGGTAAGTCCGTATCATCAAGTTGAATTTCTACAACCTTATCCTCAGTATCAACGTTAATTGCTTCGTTTACAACTTCGTCGATTGCCTGAGCAATTTCGGGGTGCATAGCCATACTACGGTATTTTGTGACAAGCTCAGACTCCGTCTTAGCGGTGCCTTCCATGTCAAGCATTGTACCGTAAAACCCACCGAGGGCATTACCAACGGTAATCGCGCCATCATCGTTGGACGGCTCAACAAAAGAGACAGGTGGGTTTGTGTTCTCTTCTTCTGCCCTCGTAATTTCAAAACCGAAGATCTTCAAAATTTCATTCCTTCATTATATATTAGGTGGTTGGGATACCGGTATTGCCTTCGACTCTCCATAAATCATATTGGAATGTAATTCCGAATTCTTCAATCGTGTCTTGGGTTGACCAATCCAACGTAATACCGTCAAGAGTTACAGGATAGATACCTTCAAAGATATAAGTACGTAAAGGCGCACCATCTTTACTAAATTGTGTAACTAATGCGTTAGATTTGTAATCCTGCGGCAATGCACGAGTATTTCCGTCATGCGAGTTAATCGCATTCATCCATGCTTCCATTGCGTTACGGACTGCAAAATCCTCATCGTTGATAACTGTCACCGTCCAATCTTCGAATGTTCTATCACCGGCATATTTAACCTGGCGGCCGAAGTAAGGGAGCGTGTAGCTCCCCACGTTTGACGCCGGGATCCCTGCTGCCCTGACCATGAACGGAATTTTTGCATCCGCAGCACCGTCAATAGGGTTTGTGATCTGAACTTGGAAGAGTGAAGGACGGGCACCGCCACCAACAAGTTGGGATTTAAACTGGTTGATATTAAATGCCATTTTTGTTCTCCTCTTTTATCTATTTATTAGCTAAGTGAACCAACAATTTCGTCAAACTCAATTCCAGTCCTTGTCGCAACAAACGTAAGTTCAATAACGTTAATTGAGCGAGCAGGTTGAATAAAGATATTTGCTCTGAATTTGTTTTGGTCAATTACAGCAGGAGTATTTACTGTTGCATCCGATACTACTCGGAAATCAATAATACCGCGGCGACCTTGAATATCTCTTAAGAAAGGATCAACGATATTTCTGAATTGCGTTTGAGTAAATTCGTCATTTAGTTCAAAGAGGAACCCTTGAGCCGCTGTAGCGATTGCTTTTTCAACTGCAATAAACAGTCTGCGTACGTTCAAGCGATCAAACGCGCTTTGTGTAATACCATACATGGTTTTATCACCAAATAGCACGATTCCTTGTCCAACCTGTGACATTACTGGGTTAATATCTACGCTGTATAGAGCATCTCTTTGCGCTTTGTTTGGATTAAACGCAAGTTTAACAACGTTCTTGATAATACCTTTACGGAATCCAGCAGGAGATTCCCATACTTCAACTCTTGAAGCAAGGCCTGCCATATCACCGTTAAGTGGAGTCCAACGATATTTGTCATTATACTTATCGTAGCGATATTTGTAACCGCTATCCATAAATGCATATGAACTGCTCTGAATTTTGTTACGGTGTGTAATTGCGTTATTCATCTTAGTATTTGTTGCTGTTGCATCAACAACGGCTTCCTTAGATGGTGAAATATATGCAACGCAATCTTTACGATAGTCTGCAACGTTTGAGATGACATAGTTTGCACGATTACCTGCATCATCGCCTTTACCGAGTAGAACAAAGTTGATGTCAATTTCGTTTGTATTCTTTAGCGTATCCCAACCGAATGCCAATTGAGCAAGTGTTGCACTGGATTCTGTGAGAGCATCAGTGCCGCCAGATAAGCTTTCGTATGTAGCAATAATACCAGCCGCGGTACCAATTACTGATGTATTAGCAACTTTAATCCAGGCTGATCTGTTTTCAAGAACAGTTTCGTAATATTTGTTTGAACCGTCTTCTCTTACTGCGCCTGCAGTCGTTGAAAGGTTTTCGTATGTTTCAACAATAGTATCTGTTTCGCTTGTAATTTCGCCATCTTCGTCAATTACAACAATGTGTACGTGACCTGCAGATGGAGCACCGGCAAACAATCCTGCGTGTGCCCAACGTTTTGTTAAAGACAACGCATTAGGATCAGTTTCTGCTAATGTAAATTTCGTGCCTAAGCTAACAACATAATCGTAGCCTTCGACCACGGTTACCGCAGTATTACCTGTTCCATATGTTTTGTTGATTTCTGTTTCTACTACGCCGGTTACAACGATTTCTTGATAGCCAACCGAATCATTACCAATTTTGAGTACATCACCTGCATCAAAATTTGTAATTTGTTCAGTGTTAGCAACCTCAAAATTAATTGAAGACGCATTGAATGTGAATGCCTGGTCAATCGCAGCATTTGAAACTGATGCCTGTGTAATATCTCCTACGCCAAACAATTCTGATTCATAGCCTGATGCACTGCAGTAAGAAACCTTTAATGAGTTACCTAATGCGCCTTGATGTTTTGCTTTAAAAGCACCAGCTGTTACTACAGCATTGTTTGCACCAAGAACATCGCCGCTTGCAGTTGCTGAGCCATCATCGGCACGAACAACATACAAAGCATTAGAATATGCAAGGTAATCAGCAGCAGTAAAGAAAGTTTCAAAGTTGTTATCGGTTGGCTGACCAAAGCGATTAACTAATTGTGTCTCGGACGTGATTAGGACTGGTTCGTTAACAGGACCCCAACGAAAAATACCAGCCATAGCAGCTGGCGGTGTCGCGATGGCCGGAACTGTTGCCGATGCGTCCACTTCTCGAACAATGACAGAAGGACTTACGGAAAAAGCCATTTTTTTCTCCTTTATTTAAAACGCGTTTATGTTTTCTATTATGACTGATAGTATTTATAAAAATTTAGAATTTAATATATTGCCCACCCATCAATAGTCTCTTCTTCTGGAGCTCCGTCATCTATAAATCCAAATGGCAACATTTCTTCGGCGATCTGTTCCTCCGTCTTTTCTCTTAATTTAACAAGAGTGTTTATGTCGGTCATGTCTTTAAAATACCCCTGGTCAGTCAGCCAAGAGAATATTACTAAGTTCATAACCAAATCATCGTGCGCACCGGATTCTGCCTCATATGAATTTCCTTTTCTCGAAAATCTTGACAGTTCCTGTATTGTATTATAATCGTTAAGTATCAATTGGTTTTGCTCAATTAAAGCTTTTAAAATTGAACATCCTGTTGCCTTAACTGATTTAGTTGTCCTTATGCCTGTGTCCTGAGCCTTACCAAACCCAGAAGAAATTCTTTTACCGTTCCTTCCTGCATTTTCAGTGTAAAGCATATTTTCATAACCATAATCCATAAGTAAAGTATCAGAGACTTGTTCTCCAATATCGTTAACTTCAACTAAAACAGCAGCCTCATTATACATCCTACCTATTCTATATATAACAGAGGCAAAATCAACTGGGCCAATCATATTGTCTCGAAACGTACACACTTGCTTGTACGGCATTTGTGTAATATCAATGATTGTGAATGTTGAATAATCTAATCCTTTACCGCGGGAAACGTCACAAGTCATAGCATAAGTATGACCTTCTTTTGCTTCTTCATATTGACAGATACCTTGCCCTTCCGCAATTGGTCTTGAATACGCAAGCTCTTTTAGTTTTGCGCCATCAATCAAAGTACCGCTTGAGCCAAGGAATTGGCAACAATATTCTTGGTTAAATTTTTGTTCGTCATAATCTAGTGCTGCAAGGGTTTCGTTTCTCCAAGCTTCATCTCGCCCAGGAACATCATTCCACATTACTTTAACAAATTCGTACCCGTTGGTTTTTTCTTCAGCCCCTTTACACGTTTTCCAAAAATGGTTTAGACCATTAGGAGTTGATGTCATAAGGAGTTTTGTCGATTCACCAGATGAAATTGTTGGATAAACTGATGCGAAGAATTCGTCATAACCCTCAATAAACGCGACCTCATCGAGATAAAGAAAGTTTACAGACTTACCACGAATTGCACTCGAAGATGTAGTACCTGCTAATACTTGGCACCCATTTTCCAACGCAATGTTTCCTTTGTTCCATTCTTCGATACCTTGCTGCAACCATTTAGGCAATGCTTCATACGCAAGTTTAACTCGAGCCATAACTTCTCGTGCTGCATCGCCTTTGTTTGCTAGGATGGCAACTGTTTTAAATTCATTAAATAAAATATAATGTAATATGATTGCCATTGCGGTTGTAGTTTTACCAGACTGACGAGCAGTTAAAACGGCAACCCTTCTGTTGTTTGTAATCTTTTCGGTAATTTCTTCTTGATAGCCGTACATCTCAAAAGGTACAAGACCTCTATCAACATGTACGATTTTAATGTATTCCTTGGCAAAGTAAATTGGGTCTTCGGCGCACTTCATATACTCTTTGAGCATATCAGGTGTCCATTCAATTTGTTCACCAATTCGTTTTAAGTTATTATTGCCTAAGTAGCCACGTATTCCTTCAAACACTATCGTCACCTTTAATCATTTTAAGTAAATCAGCGGTAGAAACTATAAGGTTATTATTTGTCACATTCGTTTCTTGTTGTGGTTTGTCACCTTTTTCAAATTTCTTTTTAGAAGAAATATCAACGTAATCTTTGTTAGCATCAAGTAAGGTTTTCATCAACGTCGAGACAACCTCAAATGCTCGAGGAGATTCGGATTGCTTAGCAATCTCAACCATTTCAGCAACGGCATCATCACCCATTTCAATAATATTTTTAACATTTTGGCGGGCAAGTTCGAGATCTCTTTCGTGCTCGTCTTCAATAGGAACAATCTGTCCTTGAGATATCTCGGCAGGTAAAGAGTCGTCATAACCTTCAGGACTGATAGAAACAATCTCGTCTTTTATTTCTTTAATCGGTCTAATTCCTAAAGCTTTAGAAATCTTATCATTATCAGCCATAATTTATTCCTCTTCAACAATCGTCGTAATGACTCCCCAATTGTCGTCAAACTCGATTTGTGTATACGGTATGGAATCGCCAGCAGGTGCTGCAACTGTAACAAGAGGAGCATCCCTGTATCCCTTACCTTGGTTTGTAATCTTAATGCTTGCAACATCGCCATTTACTGTTATTTGTGAATTTGCTGTTGCGGTATTAGATATTGGCGCGTCAATTGTCACCGTTGGAGAATCGTAAAATTCACCAGCATCTGTTATATTAACGTTGGCAACAGCACCATCTACAACAACCGCGGTTGCCGTTGCTTGGAAATCAGAGCGTGCTGCGTTAGGTGCCGTTAAGGTTACATTAGGAGCACTTGTATAATTTTCTCCAGGATTTGTAACTGTAATTGAAGTAACCTTGCCGTCTGTAACAGTTGCCGTTGCGGCCGCAGGTACTTTATTAAAAGTTTCAGTTAAAATAGATCCAGTGGAAGCGGTATTTGGTACGGCAACGTTTGCAGATATTGTTGTAAGTGCATCAATACTTAAATGGTCAAGATACCCGATAAAGCTTCTATCACCTTCTGCAGCATTATTTGACGAATCAATATAATCGCCAACATAAACATCGGTACCACTTGTTACGATTGTACCTGTACCGGCAAACCCGCCACCGCCTTCAACTCCGTTAACCCACCACTTAACTGGCGAAGCCACGTGTTCAAAACGAACGTGGTTCCATTGATTTAGAATCAATGTTTCTGTTGATGTTTTAGGCGCACCAAATGGAGGATAATATTTTAATTCACCGGTTGTTGCGTCATATTCAATACGAACGTTTGAGCCATCAAAACTCAATACACGCAAAGCGTATCCACCTGGCAATGCCGTTGGCCAAATCCAAAATTCAATAGCATAGCCATTTCCTGCACTTGTTGCCATGTTTGATGGTAATCCACCAAGACGGCGAACATCAGAATAATCGTTGTGCCATAATGCGTCATTACCGAATTTAATTACCGATGATTTTGCAGGCGGCTCATCAATACTTACATTTGCCGAACTATAAAACGTACCTGCGTTTACAACGTTAATTTCTGACACGGCGTTATTTGCGTTTGTCGTTGCAGTGGCAGTTGCATTAGTAAACGCTAAATCTGGTTCTGTAATTGATACCGAAGGTGTTGACGTATAATAACCGCCGCCTTCAGTTACAGAAATACTTGAGATTACGTTATTAGAAGTAACTGCGGCCGCAGTGGCGTTCACGACTATTGGACTTGAGATTGTTACTTCAACTGTATTGTTGGAACTATATCCTTCTCCGTTATTAACAACAGTGACCGCAGTTACTAAACCATTCGCAACAGTCGCAACAGCTGTTGCAGTAAACCCACCTTGCCCTCTGACGGGGTTTCCTTCAGAATCCAAACCAGGTTTGATATCCACACCTTCAACAGTTGTTGAAGACGTCGTGTTAGCGAATAAGTTTGCGTCAATGAATTTGATGACTTTTGTTTTTCTTTGTGGTCCAAAATACCAACCTTTCATTGTAAACGTAAGAGTATACAATACACTTCTGCGAGTATCAAAATCTCCTTCGTAAATTTCTTCGGTTGTAACGCCATTCAAAATAATAGGAATGTCTATTGGATCAATATCAGGAATGAGCTTTACAGTTTGAGTAAAATCTGGTTGAAAGAATGGAATAATCTGTTCCATAATCTTTGCAGCATCTTCAGTATATTTTGTCATAATTGATAACTGAAAATCAAGATTATATGGTGCACCTACATATGTAAATCCGCGCTGACCTGTTTCTTCGGCATTTGTTCTCATAATCTTTCGAGTTTGCTGAACCTTACGTTCAGGGTCATATGACATACCCATAATCTCAAAAGACATACGAGGCAATGAAATTGCAGACTTACGATTTAAGTTTGGATCTTGTTGTAATCTTGAAAGGAATTTCTGTTGTGGACCATAATTAAGAGGCACAATCATATCTTGCACGACGGTCCCATCAGACTTTGCTCTTTCAATCTTAATCTGATTAAAGATTGTTCCAAAGACGGCTACGTATTTTCTTGTCGTTTCGTTATAAAAATAATTTGCTATTGCCATCTTAAGAATCCTGTATATCTATTACTTCACTGAACGGATCAATTTCACTGAAGTCAATAATATTGTCGCCTTCAGTTTCAAACTCAAGGTTATCGGCCATGGAATCAAGTGTCCCAAGTTGTGTAAGAGTTGTTGCACCGTCAAAGTTTTCTGATGCAGCAGCAAAGAATCCGTCAACGTTTTCGCGTCCTGTAGCGAAACGTTCTCCTGCATATTCAAACAATTCACACTTAATATCGTATACTTGTAAAGCACCAGTTTGATAGAATACTGATTCGTGCTCAACGTGAGTGATTACAAACATTTTAGAATTTAATGGGAAGAAGATAAGGTCGCCTTCTCTTGGGCGAACAATCTTTTGATCTTCTTTTGTGACAAATCTTTCAAAGGTTCGGATAGCAACAGAGAAGGTAACAGAGTCTCTGATTTCCAAACCAAACTTGGATAAGAAATCGCCTTCTCCTTCAAATCCTTCAACATTCTTTACATAACCTTCAAAGTCGTATGTGGTATCAAACAACCTTAAATCATTTTCGTTTAAAATTTCGTCAGTTGTCCCAGGCTGCAGCGATGCTGTTATGTAAATGAGATCAACGCCATAAATTTGAATTGACTCGATAACTAAATCGTCAATTAAATTTTGCTCGTAGATATTGTCATAGTTGCGAAAGAATACACTAGTTGCCATATCTTATCCAATAAAGTTATAAGTAAGAGGCTGTAAAGAGTTAATGGCTTCTTCTTCCATTCTTTGTCTCTCTTCTCTTGCCTCTTGCAATATTTGCTCTCCGTTAAATGTTACTCCACCAACCAATTGCATGTTGTTAAATTTGGTTAAGTTGGCGCCCCAATTTTCTTTCACAAGAACAGTTGCATAATTTTGTAACCAACGGTCTCCCCATACATCAGTATACGTTGAGGCATCAATTACGTCATAAGCTTCTACTACAATATAATTACCAACAACCATATTATCTTTGTCGGCATCAATGTATAATCTGTTTACGTGTTTATTATAACGGATAGGAACTCGACCTACAAGGATTTCTTGCATAAACTCAATATGCTGCATAGTCATATAATAGTTTTGAACATTGTAGTTCATAAGGTCGTCAAGATTATTCAGAACAAATTGATATGTCGTGTTAAACATACCTTGTCCTGTTGCAACGTTTGAGTTAAATCTGAAAATACCTTGAATACCGAGCAATCCTGTCGGTAATGTGATATATCCGTTGTCTTTATCGTCTTGTGTGATTTCGTGCTTAAGATAGACAAGCTGGCTGCCGTTATAATGATAATCGCGCCAAAAAGAAATCGCTTCATCAACGCGGTCTTCAACTTGCTCATCAGATACGTTAACCTGAATCACCGGCTGACCTAGTTTCCTAAGGATATAATCTTTAAATTCGGTTCTTGTTGTAGGTTGGGCCATGGTCAATCCTATTGTGATTTAATTCTTTATTGTATTTATAAAACACGATAGGACTGAAAAACTTAATCTCTTCGCTCAATATCCTCTTCGGATAACTCGTCGCCCATCCATACTTCAATTACTTTGACAGGCACGTTTCCAACATTAGTTGCTTTATGCCATGTTTTTACTGGAATGTCAATGCTGTCGCCGGTTTTATAAACTTTTGATGTAGAGTATTCATTGGCAAATTCGAGTTCCATTTTCAATTCACCATCTACGATATGCCAATGTTCCGAACGTATAAAATGCCTTTGGTCACTCAACGATTTACCTATATCAATAGAAAGTTCTTTTACTTTCCAATGCCCATTAGAATCAAGGTTTCGGTATTTACCCCAAAGACGTTGCGTTTCAGGTTTGTCCCAATTTTCGAGTAACCACGAAGAACTGTTTTTCTTATCAGTGCCACCTACGCCAAATTCAAACGTAACGTTATCACCACCGTGATCCATTTCAGGAATGTTAGCTTCATTACGGTCACCGCCATTCGCAAACACAATTGGTTTGTTTTCGCCAATATAATTTTTCACATAATCAATTGCGCCACGAGCAGATCCATCCGAATCATCAAATTCAAACGCGTGTCCGACGCATTTAATATTTTCAACAATTGCCTTGCGTTCTGACATAGGCATAAAGGGGCGACCTTTTTTACGTGTTAGCCATTCATCGGAATTGAGACCAACAAATAAGATCGTACCTAATTCTTTTGCTGCTTTAAAATATTCAATATGTCCTGAATGAAGTGGGTCAAATCCACCCGTTACAATAACTGCTTTCATCTGTTACTCTCCTTCATCATATATGTGTATGCAAAGTTAACACTGTCTTTTCCAATCATATTCTTTTTATTCTGAGCAATTTGCGGATGCAACCACCAATCTTCATAATTATCTTTTTCGTTAACCGCGACGTCAGGTACCACTAATACATAACCGATTTTTCTTAACAGATCTCGAGAAAAGTTTTTCAATTCATCTCCCCACCAACACGCGTTGTGTTGCACCTGTATAACAAAGAATTCGTGCTTACTCCAAGGCATCTTTTGTAATGCCGCAGCCGTTGCTCCTTCAGCATTAACACGTAAGAAATCAGTATGCTTTTCAACACAATTCATTTTGAAAAACAAATCATAATCAAGTTGTGCAGCATCAGCATTTAAGATTTGAGTTTTACGTTTACGAGAATGCTGATAACAGAATCTTTCATTATTATCAATGCTTATTCCTGTCCAATCAAAGGAATCTTCAAGTAAAGCTGTATTATTAAATGTGTATGGATCCCCAGATCCTATTTCAATAAACGTGCCATTTCTTTTACCATTAAGAGCTGATAAAACAAACATATCTTGATAATGGCGCGAATAGTTCTTTTTAACGTGTTCAATACCATTAAAAGGAAACTTATATGATTCAATATCTTCAGATGTAAACTGTAGTGTTGACGGATATCCAGATTGTTTTAACCAATTATTAATTAACTCTTCGTATTCTTGAGAATGCTTTGTCTTGTATTTAAAGTCAAATAGGTAATTCTTAGCTCTATCTGATCCTTCAACTTTCCATTTAGAAATAGCATATATGAATTTTAACTGCCATTCCCCTTCATATTCTAAATCGTCATCAACCTTTTCAAAGATTGGGCAATCCAAACCTTGTCGTGCCAACATATATGCTTCTTGCCAATTGTGGCGATCTGCCAACCATTTAGATAAAATGAAGTATGCCTCGGGTCTTTCAGGAAATGCGGTAACAGCGTGACGTAGAATACTTTTAACAGTTATGTCACGATTGCCTTCTCTATGATATATTAACGCCATTAGTATTAAAGCTTTATATTGAACGAAGTGTTCTTCAAAATTGTCTTCATTACTATTTTCAGCAGCACGCATATAAAAGGTTGCAGCTGCGGCACCTTGCTCAAGACGGTCATATTCCTTTGCAAGATTGTAAAGCTTAAATGGATTTTGGTGGTCTAATATAACCTCATTAAGTAATGCTTGAATCATTATTCACCCTTTAAGAAAGACATAAACACATCTTGCGGCATTCGCAAAATAAACGAACAGTTATCAACTACACCAAAAGAAATTAGAATATCATTGCCATAAAATGCAGCACCTACGGCAAACTCAACCGCATAGTCGACGCCTTTTACATTATCATATGCGTTTCCCATAAAATAGAAAGGCTGTGATCTGTGGACAATATTCCAATCGTTATCCCAAATTACAACGCGGTGCTGATAACTGCCATCTTTACGATTGAATGGATCTCGGAATAGACTTGTTTCATGGATAAATGCCATTCGCTGATTCTCGTTAATGCGCA